TCGGGCCGCTCACGAACGTGTTCGCGTTCATCGAGTCGCTCATGCCGCTGCACATCCGCCCGACGCTCGGTCAGGGAGCGTTCTGGGCGCAGGTGCTGACGCGGATGCTCGAAGAGTTCGCCCCGACTACCGAGTACATCATCACGCTGGACTACGACACCTTCGTCACCCGCTCCGACATCGAGCGTCTGTTCGCGATCGCGATGACGTGCCAGTGCGACGCGCTCGCCCCGATCCAGGCGAAACGCGAGGACGGGCGGCCGATGCTCACGCTTCTTGACACGATGGACGACCCGCCAGCCGACGGCAAAACGGAACTGCCGCTGTCATGGTTTGCCGAGCCTGTGCAGCAGGTGGATACGGCGCACTTCGGTTGCACGATCATCTCGACCAGGGCGCTGCGGCGCACCCTCAAGCCGTGGTTCCACTCAAAGCCCGACGCCGAGGGCGGCTGGGGCGACGGGCGGATTGACGACGACTTGTGGTTCTGGCGTCAGTTCAAGGCGAGCGGCAACCGCCTCTTCATCACGCCGCGCGTGTGCATCGGCCACGGCGAGTACGTGATCTCGTGGCCGAGCAAGGATTTCTCCGGTCCGGTGTTCCAGCACACGACCGCGTGGCAGCGGACGAAGAAGCCACCCGAAACTGCATGGAGGGTCGGCGAATGACGACAATCAGAGTACGGATGCTGCGTGCCTACGGTGCCTACAAGGCGGGCGAGCTCGTCGAGGTGGATGAGGGCTTCGCCGCGAGGCTCTTCGCGTGGGGCTACGCGAAGCGGGAGACGCAGCAGTCGCTGATCGAGACGGCAGCGGTGGAGCCGGTCGCGGAGCGGGCAGACGTGACGCCACGACGCAGGGGGCGACGGCATGAATGACGGCAAGCGATATCGCTCACTGAAGGTCGCCACGCAGCCGATTGTCGAGCCGGTGAGCGTCGCCGACGCCAAGGCTCACTGCCGGATCGATCACAACAGCGACGACACGTACATCGCTGCGCTCATCTCGGCGGCTCGCGAGTATTGCGAGACGTACATGGACGAGACGCTCGTGGATACGCAGTACGTCATGCGGCTCGATGCGTTTCCGGCGGTCATCGAGTTGCCCCGCCCGCCAATGTCGCAGACCACCGGTCGCACGGCGGTGTCGATCGTCTACACCGCGAGCGAGGCGGGCAACACGGCGACGCTCTCGACGACCGAGTACCGCGTGGATCGCGACGCGAAGCCCGGCACGCTGCGGACGCTGTACGCCGGATCGTGGCCGAGTCACCTCCTCGACTACGGCAGCGTCACGGTCACGTGGTGGGGCGGGCGTGGCGACGACGGCAGCAAGGTCTCGCCCCGCGTCAAGGCTGCGATTCTCATGCTCGTCGGGCAGTGGTATGAGCGCCGCATGGCGGCCGACGCCGTATCGCTCTCCGAGATGCCGTTCGGGGTGAAGGCGTTGCTCGACAGCGTGAAGTGGGGGAGCTACACGTGATCGACCCCGGTCGCCTCCGCGAGCCCGTCACGATTCAACGTGCGACCGAGACGACCAACTCCATCGGCGAGGTCGTGCAGACGTGGAGCACGTACGTCGAGCGGTGGGCAAGCGTCGAGGGGCTGTCGAGCCGCGAGGTGCTTCAGTCCGGTCAGCAGCAGACCGAGGTGACGCACCGCGTGCGGATGCGATACGTGACCGGGCTGACGCAGCGGATGCGGCTCTCGTGGCGTGGTCGGATTCTGGAGATCACGAGCCTGCTCGAACACAACAACCGCACCGAGCACGAGCTCCTGTGCGTGGAGGCGATCGACTGATGGCGACCGCAGGGATCACGATCAGCGCCGAGATCGCCGAGCTGCGCGAGTTGCAGACTGCGATCGGTCGCATCCTAGAGCCGCCCGAAAAGGCTCGCATCATCGAAGAAGCGCTGAAAAAGGCGCTCGCCCCAGCGCTGGAGCGTCTGAAGCAAAACACGCCCGAGGGACCGACCGGCAACCTCAAGCGTGCGGCATCGGTGAAAATCGTGCGGTACTCAAAGGACGGCAACGCGGTCGGGCTGCTCGGCTACAAGCGTGCGGGGAAGGGTGCGAGCGAGTCGGCTCAGGGCGGTCGAGTCCGCAAAGGATCGGACCGTGCGTTCCACCAGTTCTGGCTGGAGCAAGGCACGAAAGACACCGTTATCGACAAGTTGTCGAACACGCCGTATGCCCGCAAGTCGCACACGCGACGCAACCGCAGCGGCAGCGTCACGACGGTGCGGGCTCACCAAGTCAGCGGTCAGAACGCGTACTACGCCTCGTCGTTCAATAAGTTGGGTCCGTTCAAAATCAAGCCCACTCCCCGACCGCCCCGAGGCGAGGAAGGTCAGCGTGTCGAGACGCAGCCCGGCTACCCGCAGGCGTTCTTCAAGCGATCCGCTACGCCGATCACGATCAAGGGTTTGCGGGCTGGCGGCATCCTCGGCCAGCCACCGCTGAAGACGACGTGGGAGCAGACCTCGACCACGGTCGCCGAGATCCTCTCGCGTGAGTTGCGGATCTCGCTGGAGCGTGCTCTGAGCACGCTGACCCGGTCGGCTACTGGGAACCTGTGATGTCCTTCAAGAGCCCCGAAAAAACCGTCGCCGACGCACTGATCGCCGACGCGACGGTAACCGCGATCCTCGGCAGCCGCATCTACCCCGTCCTCGCCCCGGCTACGGCGGCACTCCCGCTTGCGACGTGGCGGCGTCAGGCTGTCACCCGCGAGACAACCCTCGGCAACACCCGTGGCGGTCTGCCCGTCGTGACGCTCGCCCTGGAGCTCTACGCCGAGACCTACCAGGAGGTCAGGGAACTGGCTGACGCCTGCCGGTCGAAACTGGATGGGTGGGGGAATGCGGTGTCATCATCAGTATCAGTGCGACACGTCGCGCTCCAGAACGAGCAGGACGGGTTCGTACAGTTGGCAGGTGGCGACCTGCCTCCGGTGTTTTCGGTCACGCAGACGTACACGATCCTCTGGCAGGAGACCTGATCCGTGAGCAACCCCTCGACGCCTCATGACGGTGCCGGAACGGTCCTCAACCTGTTCGGCACCGTGTACACGGTCACGAACATCGTGATCTCGAACACGAACCCCGGCGCTGCCGCCGAGGCGACCGTGGACGTGGGGCATCTCGGCCAGACGACTGGCGAGACGCTCGCGACGCTGAGTCGTCCGCTCGTGATCCCGGCCGACGACGGCGGCACGGGCCGCTCAGTGACGTTCGATTACCTCGGCAAGACGATCATCCTCGACGCGGCGACGGGCACGATCACGATCACGACCGGCGGCACCACGCTCATCAACGGCAAGGCCGCCACCGTGTCGAGCTCGACGCTGACGCTCGCGACGAACGACGCGATCCGTGGTCAGGCGACGATCACCGTGGCTCGCTGACCGTGACGGAGGTCCGTCATGGCTACGCGAGTCTCGGGAGTTGCTGTCACGTGGGGCGGCACGCAGATCGAGCAGGTGTCTAGCGCCACGCTCGATCTCGTCCGTGAGATGCCGGTGGCTCGCACGGCACGGTGGACCCTCGACCTGGGCGAGGTCACGCTGCCTGCGTTCACCCGCACGGCGGTGCCTGAGAGCCAGTACGGCGTGCGGGCTCGTCTGACCGTGACGGCGCAGGACGACCAAGGCACCGCTACGTCGAGCACGTTCACTGTGTTCGACGCCGACTGTGTCTACCTCGGTGCCGAGGTCCGTGGCGAGCTCAACGGCGTCTGGCAATTTGACCACCGGTTCAAAGTCATGGATACGGTCGGCGTATCGACCGCGTATCCATCATGAGGTAAGTGACACATGGCGACACTGACGGCAGAACAGATTCTTGCGTCGAACGACGCCGGTCTCATGGGACCGATCACCGTGCCCGAGTGGGGCGGTGACGTGTACATCCGCGTGATGAGCGTCGGAGAGCGCGATTCCTATGAGCGGTTGTGGATCGGCAAGAAAGACTCCGGCATCGAGAACTTCCGGTCGGAGTACCTCGCCCGCTGCCTCTGCAATGAGAAGGGCGAGCTGCTCTTCACCCGTGCCCAGGTCGTCGCGCTGGCGAGCCGCAGCGGTGCGGTCGTCGGTCGGCTCTTCGACTCGGCGCTCAAGCACAACAACATGACGGAGGCCGATGTCGAGCAGTTGGCAAAAAACTAAACGCCTCGCCATCGCGTCGGTTCCTCTTCGCGCTGGCGGGGCATCTGCGAATGACCGTTCGCGAACTGTGCGAGCGGATGGATTCGCGGGAGCTGTCGGAGTGGATGGCTTACACGAGGTATTTCGTTCCGCTGTCCGACCCGTGGCTCCAGACCGGACTGCTCGCATCGATCGCGATGGCACCGTACACCGACCCGAAGAAGGGCCGACCGCCGACCGCAGAGGATTTCATCCCGAAGGCAAGACCACCGCAGCACGAGTCGCAGGACCGCGAGGCGATCCTTCGGCTACGGCGTGAGATGGGGATCATCGACTGATGGCAAACATCCTCGGACTCGCGCTGAAGATCAGTGCGGACTCGACGCAACTGAAGCTCACGCCCGTGGAGAAGGCGTTGCAGGCGTTGTCGTCAGAGGCCGAGAAGGCTACGTCCTCGTTTGACAAATTCGCTGACACGAGCGCGGCCGCTGCGGAAGCGCAGCAAAGAGCTTCTGAGTCATTTGCGCAACTCTCGACTCAACTTCAGAAAAATCAACTATCGGCGTCGGAGTTTGTAGATCAGTTTCAGCAACTAGGCGTAGCCGTGAATGCAGAGGCGGAAGCGTTTGCACGCGCCGCCGAAATCACACAGTCTGTCATCACGCCAGCAGAAGAGTTTCGTCGAAAACTCGCAGAACTTGACGAGCAGGTGTCCGCTGGTCGGATTTCTGCGGAAACCTATGCTGCCGCCGTTGAAGCGTTGCAGAAGCAATACAGCAGCCTCGACACGACGCTGACGACAGTTCAAGAGCGTGCAGGCAAGGTCGCGCAAATATTTGGCAGCGTCGGAGATGTCTTCACCTCTGTCTCCGGTGCTGCGTCTGGGATCGGCAACGCAATCAAGGCAATTTCAGAGGCTGGCTCCTCCGTCATCCAGTTCGGATTCGATATTGCCAAGGCGACCGCAGCGTTCAAAGTCTTTCAAGCGGTCACGTCGAGCTATAACGTGCCGCAGGGCATCTTGGGACTTGTCTTGAACCTCGGTAAGTTCCTGACCGTCATCAAGGTTGCCGAGGTTGCCGCCGCACAGCTGGGAGTGGACATATCGGGAGTTGCGGACGCAGCGACTAAGGCGAGCCTTGTGTTTGCTGGATTCAAGGTGGGCGCGCTGCTAGGGCTCGATAAGGCGATTGCACCAGCGATTGCAACGCTCGGCACTCAACTTCCGAACGCACTTGCGAGAGTGGGCGTGCCGCTTGCGGCTACGAATGCCGCAGGGGCAGCAATCACAGCCACGTTTACTCGCCTGCTCGGGTTTTCAATACCTGGCTTCGGCCAGTTAGCAGCGGCCGTCTACACGGGCGTGCGAGCGTTTGTTGCCGCAAAGGATCGAGCGTTTGATCTGGCTGAGCAGCTTCGCGAAGGCGTTACGACAGCGGAGCTCTTGAATGCTCAATTCGGAGATCGCACGGCAAACAACGTCGTCGCCCTAGCTGCCGCCATTACTCAGGTCCAAACCGCACAGGCTGGGCTATCAGCAGCCGCGCAGACTGTATCCGACGCGTTCGTGATCCCGTTCATCGGCGCGTTCGCCAAATTGCAAGAGGGCTACGCATCGCTGGTCAACGGAATCTCGTCGATTTCGTCTGGAATCGGCAGCGTGCTGACTCCTTTTGCAAAGGCTCTTGAGCCTGTGGTCACTGCTGTTGGCAGCGCCATCACGTTTTTTGCTGATTTGATTGGGATCATCGGAAATGTTGTTGGTGAGTTCCTCAGCCTCGCAGGATCAATCGTTGGCGTGCCTCTGCAAGCAGTGGCCGCAAACCTGGGAGTCCTGTCAGATGGGTTTTCGTTCTTGCTAGATGGCATCATCACGCTTGTGGAAACAGGACTAGCTCCGCTGCGGGCGTTGATGTCTGGATTGGAGTTTGTGTTTACAGCAGTTGGAGACGCACTGTCGCAAATCCTTTCTCCAGCTAACGCTGTGCAGTCAATATTCGCAACCGTATCGTCTGTCGTATCCGATCAGTTGTCGCCTGCATTTCAATTTCTGTCTAACGCAGCTGAACGCGCAGGCCGCATCGTGCAGGCAGCGTTTGAGCAGGTGCAGGCTTACATCCAGACATTCACAGAAGTGTTCGTGGCGATCATTGGAGAGAACATTGCGGCGTTTCTTGAGTTTACAGGCATCGGGGATGCCGTTGCGGCGGTAGCCCGAACCATTGGCGACGTGTTTGGGTCCGCATGGGAAATCGTTCGCGGAGTGGCATCGACGATCGGCGGGCTCATCGAGCGCGTGCTGAAGTTCGCCGAGGACTACCTCGGAATCACCGCGACGATCGAAGAACCTGTTGAGGCGACTGTTGAGTTCAACACGGGCGACGCTCTCGCTGAACTCATCGCCGAGAACGCCGAGCTCGGGAAAGTCATTGACGGCATAACGCAGAGCGTCAGCAGTGCTATCAATGAGTCGGCCCAGTTCGGGCAGGCGGGCTTCGATGCGGCGCTGCGGTATCAAGAGGCGATTGCTGGGCTGAAGGAGGACTTGGCTGGCGGTCTCTTCAACGAAGAGACGTTCCGTGTCGAAGCCGAGAAGGCTCGCGTCGCATTCAAGACCGAGCTCGACCGGATCAGCGAAGAGTCGAAGTTGGAAGTGCAGATCGAAGAGAACGTGGCAAAGACGATCGAAGGTCTCAGGCAGCAGATCAACGAAGCCGCCGCCGACTCTGCTCGTCTCGGCAAGGCCGGATTCGACGCTGCCCTGGAGTACCAGAACGCAATCGAAGGTCTTCAGCAGCAGTTTGAGCAAGGCATACTGAACGAAACGGCGCTGGCAGACGAAGCGGCTCGCGCGCGCGAGCAATACGAGCTACAAGTGCAGGCGATCGAGCAGGCGACCAGGGCGCAGCAAGAGCAGATCGACAACGACCGCAAGCGAGTTGAATCCCTGCTAGAGACATCGGACGCCTCGCAGAAGATCATCGACGACCTGTCTGCCGTGGAGCGTGAGATCGCCCGCGTGCAGCAGGAGATCGCCGAGACAGGTGCCGGTGACAGCGGTGCCGCTCAAGCGAGGCTCGATGAATTGAGGCGTCTGCAAGGGCAACTCGACGAGCAACTGCAAGCCGCAGCCCAAGGGTTCGAGGGCGGCTTCGAGAAGGCGTTCGACGCGACGGGCCAGAACTTCAACCGGCTCGCGGAGCAGGCACAGCAGTTCGGACAGGCTGGCTTCGACGCTGCCGCACGACTCCAAGAGGGGATTGCCAACGCTCAGGAACAGGTGAAGGACGGCATCCTCAACCGAGAGGCGTACGAAGCCGAGGTCGCACGACAGCAGCAGTTCTTCGAGAAAGAACTCGCCAACGTCAAGGCGGTGGCCGACGAGCGTAAGCGCGTCAACGACGCAGTCGATCAAGCGGTGAACCTCGCCCGGTTCGGCGGCGACCAGCAACGGCTCGCGGCGGCACAGCGCGTCGCCGAGTTTGAGCGCGAGATCATCCGCGTGCAACAAGAGGTGCAGGCGGCTCGGGCCGCTGGCGACCAAGGCGCTGTGAACGCGGGCATCCAGCGCCTCGGGCTGCTTGACCAAGTCGCAGCGAAAGAGCGTGACGTTGCGAGCGGCAGACAGCAATTAGAGCAGCAGATCGCCCAGCAGCGCGAGCAGTACCTGCAAGCTCTGAACGAGCAGCAGAAGAAGTCGGAGGAAGAGCAAAAGAAGTTCGCCGAGGAGCGAGCGAAGGCGATCGAAGCCGAGAACCAGCGGCAGGTCGCCCGCATCCGCGAGCTCAACACGCTGGGCTCTGGAGTGATCGAGGGGAACGACATCCGCACCGCCGAGGGTGCGGCGCTGTTCTTGAACCTCGCGGCCAATCGCCAAGACCCCGCGCTCATTGAGGCCCGACTTCAGACCAGGGCGCTGCAAGACTTGCGACGAGGGGTCACGCAACTGGTCGAGGGTCTTACCGGCCTGCCTACCGTACGCATACCGGGAGCACTCGGCTGATGGCTATCGTGTCACACCGCGAGCTTCCTCGCGAAAACAAGTTCAAGCTCGGCGAAGCTCGCGACCTCACGCGGCGGATCGTCATCACGCACGACGGCACGCACCCGACGGGCGACGATTTGGTTGCCGAGCTCGGCATCGAGCTCGGGCGATTCCACCCCGAGTACAACGCGAACTACGTCCTCGAAATCGACTACGAAGAGAACTACGAGGGCTCGCAGTATCACGGGCTCATCACCGCCCGCTACGGCCTCGCCGAAGGCGGGCTGGAGCAGTGGGTGCCGCCGCTCCAGCGTCCTCCGCTGTGGACGTTCACGACACAAGGTGCCGTGGTCCCGGCGCTCTTCTACTACGACCAGCCCGGCAACAACACGTCGATGCAGCCGCTGACAAACAGCGCCTACGATTATTTCTCTGGGCTCCAGACCGACGAAGCCCAAACGAAGGCAGTCATCCGGCAGAACCTCGCGACATTTCCGTCAAACATCGCGACGCAACTGACGAACACGATCAACTCGTCGCCGTTTCTCGGCGGTGCCCAGTACACCTGGAAGTGCCAGGGCATCACGGGCGAGCTTCGGTACGAAGAATTCCAAAACGTCACGTATCGGCTCTGGGCGGTCACCGTCGAATTGCTCTACCGCCAGAGCGGGTGGCAACTGCAATTGCCCGATGTTGGCTTCAACTTCATCGCGGGCAACCAGAAACGACGCGGCATGGTTTTCGATTTTGAAAACGCTGAGTGGGTGGCGTCGCCCGGCCCGGTCGGACTCGACGGCAACGGCGGTCTGACGCTCGGCGCTCCGGCAATCCTCGCGCGTCGCGTGCATCGCGAGGTCAACTTCAATCAATATTTCGGCTCACCGCCTCCGTGAGGATCGTGCAATGGCTGACATCACACTGAACATCCAAGCAAACGTCGCGAAGGGTGCGTTGTCTCAAGTCTTCGCCGCAACCGGCGTGACGAGCGACATGAGCACGACAGGCGTGCTCGCCGCGACGCTCGATCTCACGACGGCGACAAGCCAGTTCGTGACGAGTGCCGCATCGACGCTCGGGTTGTGCTTCGCCCGATCGCTCGTGACGAGCACGAATCAGACCGCCACCGTGTCGTTCGGCCGACTCGACGGCACGACGCTCCACGAGACGGTGCGTTTGCGTCCCGGCGACGCCGCGATCTTCCGCCTCGCTCCCGGCAACTACGGTGCGAAAGCAGCGGCTAGCGGTCGGCTCATGCTGCAAGTGCTGGAGGACTAAGCGTGGCTGGCGGGCCGACATTCTTCGACGCCGAGTCGGCCCTACGCATTGCCAATGCGGTGCGGAAGGTCGAGATCGGCGACCGCTCCGAGGCACCGCTCCAGTTCGACACGGTCCCGCCGTCTCAGCGCAAGACCTTCCGCATCGCGACGTTCTCGGGTGCGTGGGCGATCAACTCCACCAAGACGGTCGAGTTCAAGTACCAGACCTCGACGCCGAATACGGCGAGTGTGGTCAATCTGTTCTTTCCGTACCCTGCCAGCACGAACGCAACAGACTGCGCGATCGCCAGAGAAGGCACCGCATGGCACTTGATCGACGTGCCGTTCCAAACGGCGACGGCTGTGTTCTCTGGCGGCATCACGACGCAGACCGTGGTGTCGAACGTCGTCGTGGCTGCTGTGCTCAACACGAGCAACTGCCAGATCACGGTCACGCGGACGAACACGACTGCGGCGGTAACGATCGCGCAATCGACATTCACGTCAGTGTTCGTCCGCTTCGGAGCGTGAGATGAGCTGTCCGTGTTGCGCCACAGACTTGTGCCTGTGTACCAACCCCGCGACAAAGGACTGCACGTTCACAGCCTCCATAGGAGGGCTGACACTAGTTCAGTCGTGCAACAGCGCAGCAACGCTGGTTACGGCTCACGACTTGATTGACCAGCCCGGCGTCTATGGACTCGGCGCATCATGCTTTCCGTCGCCTGCACTTTACGGAAGGTACGCGAGTTTTCGGAGGGCCTCTGACTGCCCGGCTGCGCTGCCTGAAACAGGAACTATTCCCGGCGACATCGCTGGGCCGGGAAGCAACATCGGGCTCGTGTCTCCTCTTGGGTGCGACTTGCGCAACGACACGAGCGGGCCTGCCGTGAAGTATCACCTGCGGCTCTTTGTGATGACCAAACACAACACGCTGCAAGCGGGCGGGGCACCTCAGACGCCGCAAAAAAAGTGGTTCTATCTGGTGTCTGCGAACGGAGCGAGCGTGTCTGCCAGTGTCGTATGGGAGGGCAATGCGGGAATCGGTTCAGCGTATGACGGAGTTCCAAGGTTCGACAGGTGCCTGCCGTGTAATCAAACGTGGCTAGAAGAAGCCGACCGGTTTCATCCCAGCTTTGACCCTAACAATCCGTTCGTCACAAGGAGTCCATTGCTTTGCGGCACTAACGCTACGCCTGCGTGCCCGTCAGACATCACGCTGGAAACTCCTACCCTGACCATCGCGTGCCCTCCATGATTGTGCTGTCTGTTGCAGGGATTGAAGCGACCGCGAGTGATCGCCCGGAAGGCTACGCGCAAGACGTGCTGTCAAAGGGGCGAGTGAGGGGCGACGGATTCGTTGAGTTTGAAGACGATGTCTTCGCCGCGCTGGTCGCCAAGTATTCGCCGGGCGCGACGCGAACGAGCACGACCGAGCCGCATGGCCCCGGCACTGAACTGAAAAAACTTCTCGCCACGGTCGGCATCACCGCCACGCCGAACTGCTCATGCAACGCTCGCGCTGCGGAGATGGACCGCCAAGGCTCGGAATGG